TAGTTTGATATGCAAAAACATATAAAGTAGTTGGTGCTGTTACTGGTACAGTAATTTGTATTCTCCTTTGCGATGCTGCATTAAACCCAGCAATATATGCAGCATAAGTTACTGTGGAACCGTTTAATGTATAAGTAACTCCCAAATCATACAGATGTGAAGTAGTTCCGATTTCATTGGCAGGATGCCACCCACCATTGGTTTCCGAGAACAGTAAATATTCTCCATTATTTGATGAGTGATCCTGATTAAAAATATAAGTCTTTCCTCTACCCAAAGATAAGAAATTGGGTCTAGAACCACCAAAAAGGAACTCACCATTAGAAACAGTTACTGTGTAAGTTGTTGTAGATGCAGTATTTACAATAGGTCTTGTACCAGGAAGTTCTGATGTGCTTCTTAAACGATGAGAAGAAACTTCTCTAGCAACACTTCCATTAGAGTTATATCCATAAGGACCGTAAATTGGATATCCATCATAAGACATACCAATAATTTTAGAGTGTCCATCAGTATGACGACTGTAATCTAAGGTATTTCCAGATCCAAAATAATTTTCAACATAATAATTATTAGTTAAAGTTTCGGCACTAGTGTCTGTACTGAGAATCATATATCCTTCATCACCATCCTGACCAGCCATATTTGGATGATTCAAGCAATAGTAATAGATCTTACTACTTTCATCAGCATTCATCATGAATATGGGCATATATTCATTTTCATAATCTGCTGCTGGTGCCGATGACGATCCAGTGCTTGTGTAGTAAAGACTACCAGGACTGTCGTTGTGAGTACCGTCCGCAGTTGTACTAAATCTAATCGGATGATTATTATTACTGGAATCAGATTGATTAAATTTAATCAGATAATTTCTCTTTACTGTAATATTCTCTGGAGAGAAGTAAAATGTTCCTGGCACAAAATTGCCAAATTTTGCAGCATCAGCACCAAAGTCAATATAATATGCATTGAAAACTACTGGATTTTCTGAAATAGTAAAAGTAAATCCAGTAGATCCTAAACATCTGTCATTTTCAACAAAAGCAGTGTTTGATACATTTCTTAAATATACTCTAGTTACAACATTACTACCATTTCTTACAACTTTAGAAATTTCACCTGTAGCATTGCCACCAATTTCATCAATAGTTCTACCAACAGCAATTGTCCCTAAAGTTTCATCAACATTTTCAACATCTAAAACTACATTACCGTTTTCGACTTTTACATTCCAGGTAAATTGCTTGAATTTTCCCCACTGTAGAACACCATTTTCAAGTTTAAATTCATCTAATGTTTTACTTGTATGATAATATTGAACATTACTATCAGTGATAGTATCATATACAGTATTAGTTTTTACATAATCATATTTTACAGAATCAATAGCAAAATTTGTGGGTGCATTTCCAGTAGTACCCCACTCTGGAGTATGTAAAAGACCTCCGTTTGCTAAAATTCCAAGAACTTTATTATTTTGCTCTACTCTAGTACCAGGATCAGGAACATCTTTACCACCTCTATAAACGAATGTCTGATCAAAACTTCTATCAACTAATGGTCCACCACTAGGTGCTGCTTCTGCCTGCGTCCACGCTGGTTTGGGATGATTATCAGACTCGATACGGAGTCTGTCGGTTGTATTTTGAAATGTTCCTCTTGTAAGAGAATTTGGATGATTTTGCCAAATTCTGTTGATATCAAAAGAACTTATTACAGTGGGAGTTTCTTGTTCTGGGAAAAATTGTAAACGTAATGGATCATATCCACGACCCCTTTCAAGAACACGGACATGAATAATTTGACCAGAATCTGCATCGATAATCGGATACAATAATGCTTCCTGTTCTGGAGTTCCACAACCAGTAACAGTCAATCTAGGTGGATCTGCAGGATCATATCCTGTTCCACCATTTATTACTCTTACAGCACGAACACCAAAAGTTTCATCAAAGATGGGTTTGATGACGGCACCTGATCCAGGAACTTGTCTAGTCATTTATATCAGCTTAATACGTTAATAGTTCCATTCATTAATCCATGAATGGTGCATTGATAATAAAGGGTATTTGGAGCATCCATTGGAACTGTCCAATACAAGACACTGGTTCCACTACCAGTTTGTCCAGCAGTATATGCAGTTCCAGAAAGACCTGCTGTGCTTTGAATTCTGAATGGGTGAGCACTAGCATTGACACTATTGTCAAATGCATATGTCATACCGCGCATAACATATAATGTAGGATCGGAAGTTGGAGAAGAAAAACCAGGACCATTAAATGTATACGAGGAAGAACCATCCGCACCAAGTTCCCACCAAGTCATTGGACTGCGAGTAACTATCCAATCTGTACCACTCCAATACAAAGAGTCGCCCTGAGTAATACCAGTTACATCAGTATCAGTTAATGCAGAGAATGTGGTGGTTAATGTACCATCAAAATTAATTGTAAGAGTATCACCACTAACTGCAGTAGCAATGTTACTGCCTCCAGCAATTGTTAATGTGTCAGTAGCACTATTTGCTGTTGTATTTCCAGTGTCACCAGCAACGGTAGCAAATATATTTTGCTGACCAGCACCTGCAGTATCATCTGCGGGAACAAATTTAGTTCCATTCCACTTTAGAACTTGATTGTTAGCGGGTGCATTAGTAGTGATATCAACATCAGTGAGATCATCAATACTCGAATATTGTGTAAGAAGTTTTGCTCTGGTATCACCAACACCGCCAGCAGTAATATTAATATTCACATATGGATTATCATCACCATCTACAGTGTAAAAATATCCAGGATATGTTGCTGCTGCTGGTGCATTATTAAGCGCAGAATATTCATTTTTATAAGAAATTGTAGAACCAATATCTACATTTCCAGTTGCACCATCAAAAGTAGTAGTTCGAGATCCTGCAGTAATAAGAACATCCCCAGTTCCATGTGGAACAACACCAATATTTCCATTAGAAGAGGAAACAATATTATTTCCAGCAACATCCAATGCAGAAGTCAATGCATTATAATTGGCAGCAACAAAACTGCTACCATTATATTTCAGCACCTGCCCCGTAGCTGGATTTGCAAGAGATATAGTAAGAGAAGTGTTATTGCCTAAGGCAGCATACAATTCATTAAAATTATCATTAATTTTATCACCACCACTTCTCAGTGTATCACCTGTATTATCATTAGCTTGGGAACCAATGTTTAGGGATTGTTTAGCCATTACTCGCTACATTTTTTAGTTATTTATAGGATCTCTGGATCAATTACTTCTTCACCATATGCACTGAGATCTGGTGCTTCCCAATCATCAGGAACCGTAGTTTCAATATCAACATCAGGATTTTCATAATCACTTCCAACATTCGTAACTGTTACACCAGCAACGCCCACAAGTGCCTTAACTTGTCCATCAAATCCAGAGATTGAATCAAGTCTCACAACGGGTCTAGAAGTATATCCAGATCCACCAGAAGTAATCTGAACCTTCTTAATTGTGCCACTTGTCAAGTTAGCAGTTGCTTGAGCATTTTGACCAAAAACAGATCCAAGATAATCAAATGTGATTAGAGAGTTTGAAGACTCAATAACAGCAACTTCACGATCACTTACTTCACCTTCAATATCAATAAAGTCTCCTGCTTCAACTGGTGGTACAACCGTATCCGCGTCAACGTCTGCTTCAGATCCAACATAAGAGAATGCAACAAATGTAGATCCAAAACGAGGAATCTCAGAGAAGATGATTCTAGAACCAACAATCTCAAAACCAACACCAGGTTCTTGAAGGACACCATTAACAGAAACAATGATATTATTTTCGGGACGAATACTAGAAGATTGAACGCCATCAGTAAGTGTTAGAGAATAGAAAATATCATCACGCTTAAGGTTGAATGATTGGCGTAATGAATCAAACTCAAACGAAATATCATCAAGTTGTCTCAACTTACCAAGATAGAATCCAGTAAAAGATGCTCCAAGATCAGGTGCTTCGGTGAATTGAATTTTATCTGAGAATGCCGTAAAAGCGTTTGCACTACCAGGAGGTTGAAGAACACCATTAATAAAGATCATCATGTGTCCAGCAGAATCTGGTAAATACTGCGTGCCATTATTAATAGTAAGGTTAAATGTTGTTTGAGTACCGTCAAATCCTTTAAAGAATCTCTTTACTCTTGCCTTTAATTCCTTTCTAGTTACAATAGCAGATCTATAATCATCAGGACCCCTAAGACCATCTCTACCAGTAAATGTTCCTGCAATGTCTGCGATATACAATCTAGTATAAAGACCAGAAGACTGAACATCTTGAACACGCGCCGATGCCGCACCACTTATAGTAGTTTTAGCAGTAGCAGTTGCCCTTCCAGTTAAAGTTTCTCCAGATACACCAAAGTCTCCAACACTGTCCGTACCAGTTATAGATCCTCGAACTGGTACATAATAAATGTAATTATTACTAGAATCATATTCTGTAATAATGCCATAATTATTAGTATCTGGGGAATTGCCAACAGTTTTATAGAGTTTATTACCAGGAGTAAAGGTATTTAAAGTTTGATCTACATTTACAGTAAGTCTAGAATATCCTGTAGATGCAATTTTATCACCTACATTAATATCAAGACCAGCATATTTTGAAACATCTAGATATTCTTGAGAAGAATCTGGATAAACAACTGCAGTAGATTCAAAGTTTCCAACAATGGTTTCTGTATCGATTGTAAGTTTTGCACCAGTATTATCAATTACTGCAGCAGAGTTATTGATATAAGAAACAGGTTCAGCGGTTTCGGTACTGGTATATCCAAGGAAAGGAATATCTGAAGCAAAAGATCCTTTTGCTTCAATCACATGCAATCTATTTTCAATAGCACTAATTGTAGCGGTTGTAGTATTATCTGCACCAACAACAACATCGGAAATTGCCCAAGTTCCACCAGTTACTGCAACATCAAGATACTTATAGTTTGTATCCTCAAAGAATCCATAAACAACACCAGTTACTCCAGAAGCACCTTGCTTAGATACAACTTCACCCATAGTGTATGGACCATCAGTGATGTCACCGTCAATCCTAAATCTTCTATAAGATTTAGCAATTTTTGCTTCATTCAAGGTGAGAGTTTGAACTTCTGCAGATGCGTCAGATGTAGCAGAATAGATGAAGTCTGATTGAACCAGTTCTCCAGAAATTCCAACTGGGATATCACGATCACCATAAACTTTGGTTGGAACAGAAATAGCATTATTTTCAGTGATAGTTGTGAAATGGTTGCTATTCGATAATTGAGAATTAATTATATCTAAACTACTTCTAACTAATGTCATGGCAGTATTTGCATTATAATTTGCAGCTACTGTAGAATCATAAAACTTACTGAACGAAGCAGATGTAGATGGACTTACTAAAGTATTTGCAAGTGCTCTATAGATATAATCAATCAATCTTTCTACTGCATAAGTTTTAATATTGTATTCAGTATTAGTGTAGAATGTAGTGCCAAGTACAGATGTGTATGAACCTAGTTGTTGATTTGTGAGTTTAGCACCCCAAACATAAACGCCATTATTTGCCAGACCCAGATGATCTAAAACTCCGTTAGCACTAAGAATACTAAGTTTAGTGTTGAATGTTGCAAATCCAAAACCAAATGTTACTGTCATATAAACTCTAAACCAACCCCCTCCAATTGGAATAATACCGCGAGAGGATACGTTGATGCCATCAGTGGCAAATACACTTCCAACTGTTCCGTCAGTTAAATTAGCACTGAACTGAGCATTTTCAGTACCATTCCCTAAACTTACGGTAAATCTAACCCTATCATATTCACCCTTCTTAACAAACATAGAAGAAGTAAATGTCTGTGTTGATTGAGTTGAACCAGTATCAAACGTTTCTGTTGTATCATCAAATGTAATACCAGTAGAATCAAAGGTGTCAAAAGATGTTATTGTATAACTTCTTGTGATAAAGTGTTCTCCAGTAGTTGCCGTGGTATTAACTTTTTCAGCAGTTTGTGTGTTATCAGGAGATACTAAATTATTGGCAACAACACTACTCAAAGTCGTCGTCCAATTAGTGTCAAATCTTTCAGGTGATGCCCAAAGATTTGTATTATCAACAGATCCACCAATTAAAGAAGTTATGGACTTGGCAGTATCAATCGTCCTTATATTACTATAATTATTGTAATATTCATGTGCTGCTGTAACACCATTTGTCGCAATGGTTGCCGTAGCACCAGAAGGTGCTGTTAAATTAGCACCATCAGCAAATATAGATCCAGAAAGATTGCCAATTACCATGTAAGAACTAGAAGCATATAATACTTTTGCTGTAGTACTACCACTAGTTACCGTTTCACCAACAACAAATGTTCCAGCAAATGCACTGAAAGTCAGAGTATATGCAGTTTGTGTGTCAATAGTATTAGAGGTCAAATAATCATATTGAATGTTATTAACTGTTTGATCAATGAATGAGTCATATGACCAAGAATTAGAACCAAATTGTTCATTAACAAGGGCAGCAATTTCTTGCTTATAGTAATTTTTGTTGTAAATAATATTTTTAACAGCACTCTTTGCTTCAATATCACCTGGGAACAGAGTTGATAATCCAAAGTCTACCAAGTCTCTAAATCTGTACCAGACTTCATCAATATCTGCAGGAGATTCAGAATCTCTATATGCTGAAAGATTTGTATAACTTGCCGCATATTGATTACCAGATACTGTATCACCTTGATCATAGAGTAAATTCTTAATTGCCTTTTCACCAAGAACTTTAATTTCTTCATGTGCATGGAAGAATGCATACAATTCATCATCAATGGTAGTAATTTTCTTATTTGAATCTAAGAATTTCTCCATTTGAGCAATGGTGCTGTTATTACCACCTGTTTGAAGATCGGAAATTGCAGCAATAATAAAATCTTCAATATAAGTTCTATAATTGGTCTTATTGTATGAGAGTGCGTCAAATGCTCCAGAATTTAAAGTATATCTGAGTTCTGTTCCCAACAATCCAAGACTGGAATTTTCGGGACGACCAGTGATCTCTTGAGAAATATACTCTCTATTAAAGTAGAGACGATCTCCCCCAATATTAAAATCATTATTGGTGGGAGCAATAATATCATTAATAGTTGTAATCAGATTGTCAATTGCAGTTTTGACATTAGCACAACCACCATTATCGTTAGTAATGCCCCAATCACCAGTGATAATATTATCCGTATTATCATACGTCAAATCACCAGTGATTGCTTGTTTCATATAAACTGCAAGTCTGTCATGTGCATAAACAGATTGCCAGACTTGAAGTCTGATATGCTGCAGTTCATTTTTATTATCAACATAGAACTTAGCAGCTCTGACTGTATTTTTATTTCCACCAAATTCAATGTCTTTAGCAATAGCATCAAC